AAAGAGGACTCAGAAGCTACTCTTTGATTTGCTGGAGCGCTGGAACCAAGAATATGGAACTAAGGAGATTGGATAGGGGTAGGGGTGGTCGAAAAATTTTTAATCGAGTTTGGCAAGACCGCACGGCCAGGTCAACGCGAATTTTTTTCCCAAAATGAAAATTTTTTGAGAGAGGAGGGGTGAAGAGTGGCCGGTAGACCGCCGAAACCTGTTAAGCTGCTAAAAATGGAGGGTAAATCTCACAGGACAAAAGCGGAACTTGAGGCTCGCGAGAAGGCGGAGAAGCAACTCCTAACTGGCAAGAAAATGAAAGCCTGGCCGGAAGTCCGGGAGAACGCTCTGGCCAGGAAGGAGTTTAATCGCGTCAAGAAGTTGCTCAAAGCTATCGGCCACGATGACGCCCTATACGAGGCTGTTATCAACCGGTATTGCCTGTTGGCGGCCGAATGCAAACAGATTGAAGAGACGATTGAGCAACTCAAAAAGGAGCTTCAAGAACTAACCGAAGCTAAAAATGCTGAGCAGATCGATTTTGAGACCTACCTAACAGAGAAGGGCAATATCCATGATCGTATCCTTGCCTGGGACAAGAAGCTGATGGAAAAGCGAAAAATGCTGCTCCAGATTGAGAGGGAAAACGTGATGACTATTATGGCAGCGCTTCGCTCTATACCGAAGAAACCGGAAGAAAAGAAGGGAAGCCCGATGGCCGAGTACCTTCGTAGGAAGAGGGAGGGACAAAGCGGGTGATATAATTGCCTCATGATAAGAAAAGAGCACTCGATATAATCGAATTCATACAGATGTTAAAGGCTGTCGATGACTTTTACGGACAGCCTTTTCAATTACTTGACTGGCAATACCAGGTGCTATGGGATGTATACGGAACCGTCAATGAAAATGGCTACCGCCAGTATAGATATGCCTACCTTGAGATACCGAAAAAGAATGGGAAAACATCTTTCGTGGCAGCAATTGCTCTATATCACCTAATATGCGATGGCCCTGGTGGACAAATCTATTGTTGCGCAGCTGATAGGGGTCAAGCAGAGCTGGCGTACAGAGCAGCTAGACAAATGATTGAGCAGGATGAAGCCTTACAAGAGCTTGTACGGATAGTTGATAGCAAAAAGGAGATCCACAATAAGGAGACGGGCACGTTCCTCAAGGTTCTTTCTGCTGAAGCATACACAAAACACGGACTCAACCCTTCTGTTGTTATCTTTGACGAGCTTCATGCCCAGCCTAACCGTGATCTTTGGGATGTAATGACCTTTGGTGCCGGTGCAGCACGCAAAGAACCGCTTTGGTGGGTGATAACCACTGCAGGAGACGATCCGGATCGGAAATCTATAGGCTGGGAAGTGCATGAGTATGCCAGGAGGATACGGGATGGAGAGATTGAGGATCCAAGCTGGTATGTAAAAATCTATTGTGCCGATGAGGACGATGATATTTTCGATGAGGCGGTATGGTATAAGGCTAACCCAAGCCTTGGTTACACCATAGATATTGAGGCGGTCCGCCGTGAGGCAATTGCCGCCCGAAATGATCCTGCTCAGGAGAAATTGTTTCGCTGGTTGCGCCTGAATCAGTGGGTAACAATAAAATCAGCGAACTGGCTTCCGCTGTCGCTTTGGGATGCTACGGTTGGTAAATGGAATAGGTCGGAGTTGGTAGGTAAGGAGTGCTATCTAGGCCTCGACTTATCGAGCACAACAGATCTAACCGGTGCTTGCTTGCTGTTTCCGCCACAGGAAGATATCCCAGACTGGCGAGCACTTTTTGAAGCGTGGATACCGCTTGAGTGCATGAAGGAACGTGTTAGGCGAGATAAAGTGCCGTACGACAGATGGGTGAACGAGAAATATCTGCATGCTACGCCGGGAAATGTTATTGACTATGAGTTTGTCGAGGCGAGAATTTTGGATTTATGCAAGCAATACAAGGTCATCGAAATAGATACGGACCCTTGGAACAGTAGGATGTTGACGCAAAGGCTGTCAAAGCGAGGTATTACCATTGTGGAAATACCTCAGACGATGGCTGGAATGTCACCAGCGATGAAGGAAATAGAGAGGCTGGCGAAAACAGGTCAGCTAACACATGAACCGCATCCGGTGGCACGTTGGTGTTGGGGCAATGTAAATGTTACAGTTGACGGTAATGGCAATATAAAACCAATGAAAAATAAGAGCATTGAAAAAATTGACCTTATCGTTGCCATGATAAACGCGATGGCTCGTGCAATGNNTGACGTGCAGAAAATTGATGTTTCCAAATATGCAAGTGGAGATTTTTTAGATAGGTTATGGGGTTAGGGGGTGAATAAATGGCTTTTTGGAATAAATGGTTAAAGCCCAGAGCACAAACCTCACAAGAACCAATTAGCGCAAACGATAAAAGATTATTGGAGATTTTAGGCATTGAATCTGAAGAAATAAACCTAAAAGGCAAAAATGCTCTTAAAGAAGCCACTGTATTTGCCTGCATTCGTATCCTCGCAGACGCCGTAGGTAAGCTACCATTAAAAGTTTACCAGGATAAGAACGGGAAACAGGGTGAAGTTAATCACTACCTAACCCCATTATTAAAAATACGGCCAAATCCCTGGATGAGCGCTAGGGATTTTAAGAAAGCAGTTGAAGTGCAACGACTTATTCACGGTAATGCCTATGTTTGGATTGATGTTGCAACTACAGGGAGTAATGCAGGTAAAGTAATTGGACTATATCCATTGGATAGCACTAGAGTAGAAATATGGATTGATAATACGGGCTTGCTTCCAGGCAAAGGTAAAATGTGGTATATCTACACTGACTATAAGGGGCAACAGTACAAATTATTACCAGACGAAATACTTCATTTTAAAGGATTAACCTTTGACGGTATTGTTGGTATGAGTCCGCTGGAAAAGTTGAAAGAGACAGTTGAAAATGCGGGCGCGGCCAGTAGATTTCTGAATAACAGTTTCAAAAATGGAATGCTAACTAAAGGTATAGTTCATTATGTTGGCGATTTAAGTCCGGAAGCAGAGGAAACATTCCGCAAAAAGTTTGAACAGATGGCCAGCGGGTTAAAGAATGCAAATCGAATTAGTCTTTTGCCTATTGGTTATCAATATCAACCATTGAGCTTATCAATGACTGATGCACAGTTTTTAGAGAATACCGAACTGACTATTAGACAAATTGCTGCAGCTTTTGGTGTTAAAATGCATCAGCTTAACGATCTTTCCCGGGCGACGCATACTAATGTTGAATATCAGCAAAGAGAATTTTATATTGATACGCTTATGGATATTCTAACTGGATATGAGCAGGAAATGACTTATAAGTTATTTACAGATAAAGAACTTGAGGAAGGGTACTATATCAAATTTAATGTTAATGCCATTTTGAGAGCAGACCCCAAAACCAGATACGAAGCATACCGGACTGCAATACAGTCCGGTTTTATGACACCTAACGAGGTCCGTGCGTTGGAAGAACTAGAACCCAAACCTGGCGGAGACAGATTGCTCATCAACGGCAATATGATGCCAATTGAGATGGCCGGCGAGCAATATAAAAAGGGCGGTGATAGGATTGAAAGGGAGAAAGTTTTGGAACCTGAAGAAAATTGATGATAAGACCGGGGAACTTACCTTATATGGTGAGATATCTGACACAACCTGGTGGGGCGATGAGATCACACCCAAACAATTCAAAGAAGATTTAGATGCACTTGGAGATATTGAAACCTTAAACGTCTATATAAACAGTCCGGGCGGGGACGTTTTTGCTGGCCAGGCCATTTACACCATGCTAAAACGTCATAAGGCAAAGATAAACGTATATATAGACGGATTAGCGGCCAGTATAGCGTCACTCATTGCGATGGCTGGAGATAAGGTAATTATGCCAGAGAACGCCATGATGATGATTCACAATCCATGGACCTTTGCTTCTGGCAATGCTAATGACTTTAGGAAGTTGGCAGATGATCTGGATAAAATACGCGAAAGTATGATTGTTGCTTATCAAAAGAAAACNGGCCTTGAGAAAAGTAAAATCATCGATATTATGGACGCTGAAACATGGTTAACTGCTCAAGAATGCAAAGAAAAGGGATTTGCAGATGAAATTGAAGAAGCTAAGCAAGCAGCAGCTTATATTAGCGAGAAATACTTTGCTGTTTATAAAAAGGTGCCTGAACAGCTGAAAACTCAGAATAAAGATAATTTAACATCAAAATTGCAAGTTAATATCGATATGATTGCTGAAAAGATATTATCAGCACTTAAAAAAGAATATGCTTTAAATAACGTAACATCGACAGGCGATGATAAGCCTCCTAATGATGATACAAGGGAGGTGAAGGCCAATGAAAATGATGCAGAATTGAGAAAACGAAAATTGTTACTGGAGTTGGAGCTTTAAAAGCTCCTTTTTATATTTCAAATCTTAAAGAAAGGATGAGGAAAAGTGAGTAAGGAAATGAGAGCATTGTTACAGGAACTTGAAAATCTTAAAGCAAGCGTAAGGGCTTTGATCGGAGAAAATAAAATAGATGAAGCCGAAAAGAAGATGGAAGAGGTCAGGGCCCTGCAAAAGAAAATCGATCTTTTGAAAGAGGTAGAGGCTGCTGATAGTGTCGATGTTAGCAGCGGCCAGCGCATTGACAACAACAAAGTTGAGAAGGACCTCAATGCGGAATATAGGCGCGTATTCCTGAAAGGTCTTCGTAGGCAGAGGATTACTAATGATGATCAGAGCATAATCAACGAGTATTATAAAGTTCGGGGAATTCGCGCGGCAGTGATGCATGAGGGCGCAAATTCCGATAACCCTGATGATGGTAATGTAGGTCTTATTGTGCCGCAGGATATTCAGACCCGTATCAATGAAATTATGAGAGAGCTTAACGATCTTTCGGAATATGTAACGGTTGAAACCGTTAACACCCTGTCGGGGACCCGTGTTCTTGAAGCAGATAACGCAATGACACCTTTCCAGGTCGTTAATGAATACGGTACAGTACAGGAAATGGACAATCCCAAATTCGTTCCGATCAGCTATCAGCTGGTCAAACGTGCTGGTTATCTGCCGCTTACTAATGAATTGCTGGCTGACACTGATCAGAATATACTGAATTATGTCACACGGTGGATTGCTAAGAAGTATGTTGTAACGAAGAACTCTTTAATTACAGCCTTATTGCAGGGCTTGCAGCCTGTACAGTTGGTGGGCTTGGATGACATTAAGAAGGTGCTGAATGTTATGCTTGATCCGGCTATTAGCCTGAATGCCACCATTATCACTAACCAGGATGGTTATCATTGGCTGGATAGTCAAAAGGATCAAACCGGGCGCTATTTGTTGCAAGATGATATTACACAGCCTGGTAGGAAGCTCTTCAAGGGCCGTCCGGTCGTGGTAGTGTCCAACAGGTACTTGCCCAATGTTCAATCTGGTGATAAGACTTATGCTCCGATGTTCATAGGGAACGGCAAAGAATTTGCTGTACTGTTTACCCGTGGGATCTATGAACTGGCTTCCACAAGAGAAGGTGGCGACGCTTGGAGGCGTGATACCACTGAATTGAGAGTTATCACCAGAGATGATTTACGTCTGTGGGATCCTGCAGCTATGGTATATGGCCAGCTGGAGATATGAGGTGATGCTTTATGCCTGAAGTAAAGGCTGTATATCACTTTTTTGACCAGGAGGCCTGCAGGAACAGAACAAAAGGCGACGTATTTAGCGTAACTGAAAAAAGAGCAGAGGAATTAATAAAGGCTGGGCTTGTTGTTCTGACAAAAGACATTTTAGTCCGGCAAAGCATTGAAATGGATAAAAGAGAACAGGCTTCTGAAAATGGAGTTTCTGAGCATACTGATGCCGTTGCAAATACAGAACATGAGCACACAGAGGCAAGTGGGAAACGCGCAAAAACATCTAAAAAGAGCCAAAGGAAGCAATAAGAGAGAGGGTTATCCCTCCCTCTCTCTTACCCTTATAAAGGGGTGAAATACATGGATTTACAGGAAATCAAAGAATATTTGCGAATTGACGGAAATGAAGAAGACAACTTGCTTACAGGATTGCAATTAGCAGCGGAAAAGTATTTGGAGAATGCAGGAATAACCAAAGATTACGATAATGCACTTTACAAACTGGCTGTGAAACTACTTGTATGTCATTGGTATGAGAACAGAGAACCGACCGGTAATGCTCAAGAGTTGGCGTTTAGTCTCAGGCATATCATTGCGCAATTAAAGCATACGCAATCGGCAACTACGGATGAAACGGAAGTGACGGTATGAATCCTGGACTTTTGAAGGAACGCGTTGAAATTTTGCGTTTAGACAATACAAACAATAATTTTTTCTGGACGGTCGAAGCAACAGTATGGGCTAAGGTAGAGCAACAGAAAATTAAGAATATTTTTTCAAATGTTGGCCTTGGAGCAAAATCGCTGAAGATTATCATTCGCAAATGGGATATTACACTTCATAATGCAATAAAATGGCGCGGCAAACACTGTTTTTTAACCGACATAACCGATCTTGGTAATGGCCTTTATGAGATTATGGCCGCACTGATAGAACCGCAAATATGCACCGTAGAGCGCACCGATGCTCACAGTCTGAACGAACTAAACCGGCCCGTATACAGTGAGCCGGTCATGATCACGTTTCCTGGGTATCTAACCGAAAAATACATCCGCACCATCCAGGATGAACCCATGTCAATNGTTGAATCGCAGTATGTATTGGTAACACCCAAGNCGNTTANTCTCCAGGAGGGGGAGCTGGTTACGATCAACAATGTCACCTATGAGGTATTAGTGGCGCATATCCTGGATGAATACAAAAATGAATACGAAATTCTAGTAAGGCGGGATAGATAATGCAAAGCATTGAGATAAATGGCTTGGCAGAACTGGATGCAAAGCTACAGGCTATATTAAAAGAGCTGCCGGAGGCGCGAAGGCAGTTACATGAGCGACTTGCTGAGATGGCCAAGAAAGAAGTTGACGCCCAGATCGATGCATCGGGACTCAATGATAGTCATGGGAAAATAAAAGGCTGGCAGGAGTCCTATGTAGGGTCTGGCGGTGGTTATGCTGCCGTTCGCCCGCAGCGAGGGCAAACCGGTGCGAACAGTCCCGGCGCAATTACGAACTACCTTGAAAGTGGACACCGGATCCGCCAACCTTCCGGGAAGTCAAAGTATTACCGTCCGCGCATTAAAAAGCCATATGTGGACGGTTATCATTTTTACCAGGCGGCCCAAATTGCCGTTGAATCCAAGGCCATTGCTGAAGCGGAACGGTTTATTGACGAACTTGCCGATAAACTGGAGGGCTAACATGTGATAAAAGTAAAGGATATTATGACAGCCATAAATAAAAAGCTTGCAGAAACTTTCCCTTATGCTGTATATGTGCAAAGGCAACCAAAGGATTTTGTGCGACCATCTTTTTTAATTGAGCATATCAGGACAAGCCAAAAGGACGTAAATCGCTCAACGACCGCTAAAACTGCGTATTTTACCATTACGTGTTTTACGCCATTGAACAAACATTTTGACGTGAATATGGAGGAGCTGCTAGAACTACAAGAGACTGTTATGCAATTATTCGCTGTTGGTTTTTTGCGGGTAAATGACCGAGCGATTAAGGTGCAAAGCAGTTCCGGAGGCATTGACGATGACCGCGCGTATGTTGATTTGCAATTTGAATATTTTGATGATCGCAATGACGATGTAGATGAGATTCCACTTATGGGAACTGTTATGACTACGACTAATTTGAAGGAGGGATAATTTTTATGGGACTTCCCAATATTAATATTGCATTTTCAACTCAGGCTGCAAGCGCAATAGCCCGGTCGCAAAAAGGTATTGTAGCTCTTATTGTGCGTGATACAACTGAAAATGGGGCGCACGTATTGACCAGTTCAACTCAGATACCTAAAGGGTTGAGTGCAGAAAATAAAGCATATATAGAACGAGCTTTTATTGGTTATGTTAATTCTCCGCGAAAAGTAATAGTTTATGTTTTGCCGATGGAAGCAGATGACCTCACAGAAGCCCTTAATTATCTTGCAACTCAGAAATTTGATTATCTTGCAGGCCCGCCAGATATTTCAACAGACGAATGCACTGAAATTGTAAATTGGATAAAAGCACAGCGTGAGATTGGGTTTACTCCAAAGGCAGTACTTCCTAATACGGCTGCAGATAGTGAGGCTATTATTAACTTTACTACCAATGGTATCAAAGTTGGAGATAAAGAATATAGTGCGGCAGAATATTGTTCGCGTATTGCTGGTTTGATAGCTGGAACACCTATGACGATTTCATGCACATATGCCCCGCTTACTGAGGTTTCCGACGTTGAAAGATTGACGAAAGATGAGATGGATAATGCAATTGATTCAGGACAGTTTATTATTTTCTTTGATGGTGAAAAAGTGAAAGTTGGCCGAGGTGTGAATTCTCTGCAAACTACAACCCAGGATAAAGGCGAAGCTTTCAAGAAGATAAAGATTGTCGAAGCTATCGATATGATAAAAGCCGATATCAAGACTACTGCAGAAGACAATTATATTGGCAAATATGCGAACAACTATGATAACAAATGTTTATTGATTACGGCAATCAAAGGCTATTTTGCCACTTTGGAAAACGAGGGAATTCTCGAGAGCGGCAGCAGTTCAGTTGAGATTGATATTGATGCTCAGGAAGCGTATCTGCAAAGCAAAGGCATTGATACATCAAATATGACGGAGCAAGAAATAAAAGAAGCAAACACGGACGATAAAGTATTTCTCAAAGCAAGCATAAAGATCCTTGATGCCATTGAGGATATTAGCCTCAATATCACAATTTAAGGGGGATGAAACTCTTATGGATAGCGCTAAAAGGATAATGAATGGAACTTGGGGCGAAGTATGGCTTGATGGTGAATATGTTGCAGAATGCTATGGTCTACAGGCCAAAGTAAGCTTCAATAAAGAAACTGTAAACTTGTGCGGCAGAATGGCAGAAGATAAAAAGATTACTTCGATTTCCTGTACCGGATCTTTGCGCATGCATAAAGTAAACAGCCGCATGGCCTTGGCTATAGGTGACCGGATCAAGCGTGGAGAGGATGTGCGGTTTACGATAATTTCTAAGCTTGCCGATCCGGATGCATATGGCGCGGAGCGGGTAGTATTGCGCAATGTTTCGTTTGATGACTTGACACTTGCAGACTGGGAAGTGGCCCGGAACGGTAGCATTGAGGCGCCTTTCACCTTTACAGATTACGAATTTCTTGATACTGTGGAGGCGAGATAAAGGATGAATACGCTTGATTTGCTTTTAAAAATGGATATTCCGAATCCGCCCGAGGCGGAATATAAAATAAAGCGACTTAGTAAACTATGTGGTCAAGATGTGATTTTCAAACTGAGAGCCCTTTCATATTCACGGACAGCGGAAATTATCAGGCAAAACCCTGAAGATATGAATGTGCACATTGTCCTCGCGGGTGTTGTAGATCCTGATCTAAGGTCCAAAGAACTCATGGAGAAATATAATGCACCCACACCTGCTGAAATGTTGAAGAAAATGCTGCTACCGGGAGAGATTGAGGACTTATCCCGGGCCATAGAGAAATTGAGCGGATACCGCGTTGATACAATTGAAGAAGTGAAAAAAAAATAGAAACTGATCCGGAAATGCAACTCATGTTTTATTTATTTAAAGAGCACCATATATTGCCAGGCTCTTATTACAACCTGCCCGAAGGGGATAAGGTTGTAATAAGGGCCTTTTTTGAGTATGATATGGAACTTCGGAAGCGTTCCCTTCCATAATTTTTGCTGTTTTGCTAAAATATAACTATAAACGATCTTTAAAGCACTGGGGGGATAAGTATGCTTGGGGTAAAATTGATGGTCTTTTGCGTGTTGTTGTTTGTAATAATGTTTACGTTGCCGCAATGGTTTAGGCAACATGGCCGAAAGGCCACAATAAGCGCGGATATGCTAGATCGCAATTTCTGGATTACGATGATTTGCTTGGTCATCGAATTGATATTGACATTTGATATGCTGAATATCTGAGGAACCACCATTATGATCCCTGTNGTATCGACTACAGGGATTTTTTATAAAGTGGGAAGGGTGAACGATGGCAAGGGATGTTTCTATAGTCATCAGCGCGAAAGATAATTTTACTCAGGCCATTACTACAATGCGTAATGCAAATCAGGCCTTTAACAAAGATTTGACAGGCCTACAACAGAAATTAGATGCGCTTAATAAGACCAAGGTTAGCCTTAAGATCGAAGTAGATCGGGCCAAAGCGGCCTTAAAAGAAGCACAAAAGCAATTTATGGCCACCGGGGATGCCGCGGACAAGCTGAAATTGGAGCTGGCAAATATTGACTACGACAACGCGCGCAGAAATTTTGAGCTGGTCTCGAAACAGATCAAGCAAGTCGAGAAAGACATCTTAAGTCTAACCGATGCAATTGATAAATCCGGCAACAGACTAGAAAACCGGTTACAGGAAGGCAAAGGCTTGATAAGTACCCTGGCCTCAGCTGGTTTAACGAAGCTAGTAGGCGATACCCTTTCGAATACCGCTAATACAATTGTGAACAGCCTGTATG